GCCTATTATGAGCCTGTGTATACCATAGATAGGAATGCCATAGGTCAATGCCTAAAGACTGAGGTTATATCAGCCTCTATCAAACCTAAAAGGAGACCTTTATAATGACAGAAGAAGAATTAGAACGTATGAAAGCCGAATATTTTGCTAGGGGTGGTTCTGTAACCAAAGGGGAACCAACGGAATATGAGCGTATAGTTAGTGATACTAGCAGATTAAAATATTGGGGTGAAGATGGAGAAGATAAAGAATCTAAGCGTAGGGTTATGGAAGAAGGTTTAACTCTGTTTACACCAGATCCTATGAAGAGAAATAATTATGGTGGTATCGAAGATAAGGATAGTTATGATGAAGACTGAGCAGATAATAGAGATGTGTCAAAAACTTGCAAGTAAATATAAACATCCACACATGAGGGAGGATTTAATATCGGAAGGTATATTAGCAGTGTATGAAAGGCTTGCTAAAGAACCAGAAGATTACCCTGCGAGTTTATATAGGAGAGCTAATAAAGCTATGCACGACTATATAAATATAAGATCTAAGGCTGTATATATACCTACCTCAAGATCTGCAACAGAAACATCTTTAGGTAAAGAATACAACGGTCAAAATTATTCTGAGGTTGGTAAAAAAGCCCTTGAAGAAGCCTTGTTTTCTACGGTAGTAAGTTTTGATGAGGATTTCATGACTTCCGTAGAGGATTGCTCAGAGGAATATGAAAGAAAAGACTACATAGATAAAGCCTTGAAGCTATTAACTAAAAAAGAGAGGAGAATAATTGAGATGAGATATTTTGAGGATATGACACAACAAGAAATATGTGACTTCTATGGGGTAAGTCAAAAATCAATATCTATGTGGGAGAAATCAGCATTGGAAAAAATGTCAAAACTGTAACAATTCGTGAAGTATGGATCTACTGTCTGGGTCTATATAGTAATATGTGACTCTTAAGAAACATAACATAAGTTACTACATAAGGAAGCTAATATTATAGGTTTATATAACTTATGTAGTAACTTAAGTAAGAGGTAAGTAATGACTGAAATAGCGCACCAAACTTGTCCACATTGTAACCACAAGGGTTGCTATAGCTACAACGAAGAAAAGAATGTTTACCAATGTTTCTCCTGTGGGGCTAAGGGTAGACTTAGAAAGGATTATGATAACATGGGTACTGTAGTTGATTATACGCCCAAACGTATAGAAGACCCCGCCAGTGGAAATTATGTGGGTATGCGAGGTATAACAGCTAAGACTATGGAAGACTTTGGTGTACAGACTTACTCTGATCGTCAGGAATATGTGTACCCCAGCGGGGGAATTAAAGTACGCAAGCTAGACGAGAAGGTGTTCTACACTAAGGATGGCTTTAAGGGTGATGAGCTATTCGGTATGAACCTGTTTACTGCTGGCAGTTCTAAGATGGTAACAGTCACTGAGGGTGAACTAGACGCTCTCTCAGTAGCCCAAATGCTTAAGAGCCAATACACCAACCCTGTAGTATCTTTACCCTCTGCTACGCCCTCTAAGAAGCTCTGGGAGAAGTGTACAGAGTGGCTCAATAGTTTTGAGAAGATTATCCTATCTGTAGATAGCGACGAGGCTGGGAATGCTGTAGCTGATCGTATGGCTAAACTGTTCCCCAATAAGGTCTACCGTGTACCACACGATAAGTTCAAGGATGCTAACGAGTTTCTGACTAATAATGCAGCAGCAGAATTTAAGAGTGCGTGGTGGAATGCTAAGAAGTATACACCTGAGAATGTTCTTAATAGTACTGAGGATTTCATAAGCCTATACACAGATACGCCAGAGCATCAGTATGTACCAACTGGAATCCAAGCATTAGATGATAAGATCTTAGGTCTGATGCAAGGTCACTTCACAGTCATTAAAGCTCCTACAGGTATAGGTAAGACTGAAATCATGCGTTACCTAGAGTACAATATGTTACAACATAACATACCTTTTGCTGCATGGCACTTGGAAGAGACTAAACTAAGGTCTTTACTTGGTCTTGTATCGTATGAGCTAAACGATAATCTTACACGTAGGGATCTTATCGAAGAGAAGGATGCTGATGATCTTGTGATAGAGGCCATCCAACAACTAACCAAGGATGAACTATTCTACCAGTTCTATCTAAGTGATGGTCAAGGTGCTGATGATCTATGCGACCAGATTAGATACTTTAGTCAAGCATGTGGCTGTAAGTTTGTATTCTTTGAGCCTATCCAAGATGTAGTATCAGGTCAGTCAGAAGAGAGTAAAGAGCAGATGTTAGCTGACTTATCGGTCAGGTTATCTAAATTATCAGCGGAGCTAAACGTAGGTATCGTAACCATTGCCCACACTAACGACAATGGTGACCCTAAGTACTGTAAGATGATTGGACAACGGGCATCAGTAATCCTAGACCTCTCCCGTGACAAAGAGGCAGAAGACTTACAGGAACGCAACACAACGCACATAACAGTACAGAAGAACCGTCCATGCTCAGAAGAAGGTAGGGCTGGTATGATGCGGTTTAACTCAGAAACATTTACACTACGAGAGGTTATATAATGGAAAATAAACACATAGCAGTTTGGTTCTCCTGTGGTGCTGCATCAGCAGTTGCAGCTAAATTAACTTTAGATAAATATGGGGACAAAAATAAAGTTTCTATTATTAATAACCCTATTAAAGAAGAGCATGAAGATAATCAACGGTTTCTTAAGGATGTAGAAAAGTGGTTAGATCATCCAATAGAGTTTGCCAAACGTAGTAAATACCCTAAACAATCTTGCGTAGATGTTTGGAAAGATCGAAAGTTTATGTCTGGGCCTATGGGTGCGCCTTGTACATTAGAGCTTAAAAAGAAAGCCCGACAAGAGTGGGAAGTTTTAAACAAACCTGATTACACAGTTTTAGGTTTTACCGCAGAGGAACAAAAGAGGGCTGATAGGTTTCGTTTAACAGAGAGGGATACACTATTAACACCTCTTATCGAGCATGGATTCGACAAACAGAAGTGTTTTGATGTTATTCAGTATGTAGCTAAGATTGAACTTCCCTATATTTACAAGCTCGGTTATCCTAATGCAAATTGTATAGGTTGCGTTAAAGCTGGTTCTGCAACATACTGGAACTTGGTGCGAAATACTTTTCCAGATGTATTTGAATTAAGATCAACTCAGTCTAGAAAAATTGGAGCAAAACTTGTATATTATAAAGGTAAGAGGATGTTTTTAGACGAACTCTCAGAGGATGCAAAGGGCCGCAGTTTGAAGAACTATAACTTTGAATGCGGCATATTTTGTGAAGAAGATAAGGAGTAGTTAATTGCCAGTATTTGATATAGAAACAGATGGACTAGATAGCACTAAGATTCATGTAATCTCTTGGATGGATGACCAAGGAAATGTGCAACACACACACGATTATGTAGCTATGCGTATCTTCCTTGAGGAAGCGCCAATCCTAATAGGACATAACATTGTAAGGTTCGACATCCCCGCAGTGGAAAAGGTGCTAGGCGTTAAGATTACAGCGAAGCTAGTGGATACATTAGCCCTGTCTTGGTATCTAAACCATAGTCGGAGCTTAGGTGATCACAATTTAGCATCTTATGGTGAGGAGTATGGTGTGCCTAAGCCTAAAGTAGAGGATTGGGTGGGCTTAACACCAGAAGAGTATGCTCACAGGTGTAATGAGGACGTTAAGATCAACGCTAGACTATGGCGTGACTTGGACATCAAACTTAAGAAGCTATACCCTGATGAAGATGAGAAGTGGCGTTTCACTGACTATCTTACATTCAAGCTACAGTGTGCAGCGGAGCAAGAGGCCCTACAGTGGAAATTAGATGTAACTAAAGCTAAGGGGCATCTAGCGGAATGGGAAGCTATGAAGGCTGAGAAGATTGAGCAATTAGCCGATGCTATGCCTAAGCGTGTCCTTACTAAGGTACAACAAAGACCAAAGGTAATGTACAAGAAGGATGGTGAGCTATCTTCACATGGCGAAAGGTTTGAGGAACTACGCAAAGAATATAAGCAGCCAGAAGGTGTACAGTCCTTTGTCGTTAAGACAGGTGAAGAACGGGCTAATCCTAATTCACCCCCTCAAGTAAAGGATTGGCTGTATTCTATCGGGTGGAACCCAAGTACCTTCAAGTTTGAAAGGGGCAGTGATGGCGAAGAGAAACAAATACCACAGGTACGAAAGGATGGAGAACTATGTCCGTCAGTCAGAAGATTGGCCTCTGCCGACCCTGCTGTTGTCATCCTTGATGGGCTTTCTGTTCTCAGCCATCGTATTTCTGTTCTTAAAGGCATGGTTGATGCAGAGTGTGATGGATACGTGCAAGCAACAATCGCAGGATTTACCAACACAATGCGCTTCCGTCATGCAAAACCCCTAGTCAATCTACCCTCAGTGGAAAAGCCCTATGGTGCTGAGATACGTGGGTGTCTGACTGCACCTGATGGTTACACTTTATGTGGGGCTGACATGACTAGCTTAGAGGACACAACCAAGCGTCACTACATGAAACCACTAGATCCTGATTATGTAGCTGAGATGAGTAAAGAGGGCTTTGATCCACACTTAGACTTGGCTAAACATGCTGGTGTTATCACACAAGAGGACATCGACAAACACAACTCAGGGGAACGTAGCTTGAAGTCACTACGCAAGAACTACAAGGTAGTGAACTACAGTGCTACATATGGCGTAGGAGCGCCTAAGCTGGCCCGTGAGACGGGTATGAGTGTCAAAGAGGCTAAGACCCTTCTGGAAGCCTTCTGGTCACGTAACTGGTCAGTAACTAAGGTAGCTGATAGCTTACGCACTAGAGAGTTATTTGGCAGCATGTGGGTTCAGAATCCAGTATCTAAGTTCTGGTACAGCCTACGAAGTGAGAAAGACCGCTTCAGTACCTTGAACCAAAGTACAGGTGTTTACTGCTTTGACAACTGGGTTAAGGGGTGTCGTGAGAAGGGTATCAAGACTGTTGGTCAGTTCCACGACGAGATCATAGCCTTAGTAAAGGAAGGTGACGAAATGGAGACAAAAATAAATATGGAGTACTCTATACAAGATCTCAACAAACAACTGAATCTAAACATAGACTTAGGGATCGACGCTCAATTCGGAAGTACATATGCCGATATACATTAGTAAAAATATTTATATCTTATAGGGTATAAAAATCTTATATGGGTCTATATAGTATATTACCAGCCTTAACGAAAGGAACTCGATATGGGTAAGAAAGTTTACGTAGATTGTGAGTTAGAGTGGACAAAGTTACGTCCAGAAGACCGTGACATGGGTCCAAATGATGGATCAGATATGGCTAAGAACTTTGATGCTAAGAAGGGTATTTATGTTGTAAACTGTATCATTGATGAAAGCACTAAATCTAAGATGGTTGCCGATGGTATCCCAAACAAGGGGTTACAGGCTCAACTCTTCAAGACTAATAAAGAGGGTAAGCAATTCTATAAGGCTACTCGACCTCACTTTAATCCTAAGTTCAAGAATCAAGATACAGGTGAGCAAGGTGTTGAAATGGGACCACCCGTTATGCTCAAGATGGTAGATGGAGAGTATCTACCTTGGGATTGGGAGAGTGACGGTCTTATAGGTAATGGCACTAAAGCCACTGTTAAGTTTGATGTGTGGGACAATAAGATTACTACGCTAGAGAAGGTTTGTGTTACTGAGCATGTAGCTTATGAAGCAAGTGAAGAGGCAGTTTTTTAATGGAAAACTCAAATGAGCTTACTATTTCATACAAAGATGAGTTTGGCACGGTTACTGTTGTAAGGTATGATGTAGAAGATTTATATAGCCTATCTCATGCTTATACTGATGCTACTAAAGCTATAGGTTTTTCTTATGTTGAATCGGTAGGATTTGAGAAGGATGATGGCAAGATGGTGTTTGGAGACTTCTAATGGGTAAGCGTAAGGTTCTGATCGACGGTGACATTGTGGCCTATCGGTCAGCCTTTGCTACTCAAGACTTGTTTCCAAAGGATGCAGAAGAGAAAGCTGAGATCCTTCTTGACTACATCTTAGAAGAAACACTGGAGTTCCCTACCCCAGATCAATACGAGATCTATCTTACGGGGTCAGGGAACTTTCGACATCAAATAGCAAAGTCATACGAGTATAAAGGTAACCGTAAGTCAGCAGAGAAACCTATACACCTGTACCATATCCGACAATACATGGTAGATAAGTTTGACGCTATAGTAAGTGAAGGAGAAGAAGCTGATGACCTTATAGCAATAGAAGCAACAAGATTTGGACCTGATACTGTCGTTGCCTCAATAGACAAAGATATGCTACAGATACCTTGTCACCACTTTAACTTTGGTAAGAATGAGTGGAAAACAGTAGATGACTGGTCAGGACTACAGTTCTTCTACAACCAGATCTTAACAGGCGATAGGGCTGACAACATAATTGGTTTATATCGTGTGGGGCCAGTTAAAGCTACAAAGATGTTAAGTGAGGCTAAGACTGAAAAGGACT